GATAATTAAATTTTTTATTCGTTCATGGCTGTCTGGATTGATTTCATGTATCTGCACAAGCTTATTGTTTGTTTTGTAACTGTCGTGATAGTGCAGGAAATTAATCGATAAGTATCCGTGATGATTACGTTCAATTTCCAATAATGCTCGTTGGTTTGACAAAGTATATTCGTCGAATAACGTCTTAAAAATATTCAATATATTTCTTTCTGTGTCTCTCATGCTTATACCTACCATTTCATGACTAAGTTCATTAGTTTGTCCTGTTCATCTGTGTTATTTTCAATCCATTCATAAATACTTTGTTTCAAAATATCTAACGCTGTGTATAGATCGTTCTCGTCAGAAACTAGTATCCCGTCAATTGAATTCCCCTCATGATCTAAAACAACTATTTCGACGCTATATGCTCGTTTCTTAACTCTTAATCGAAAATCAAAGCCATCTACATTAATTATTTTTTGACATACGTCACCCGTTTTGTAATACATCATTCTCGTCCTCCTTGTTGTCAGCTAGACCTAAAAGTTTTTTTAATTTATACATTTCGATAACATTAGCGATATCGTGGTAATCATTTTCGTTATTCAATAAATTAGCAAGACCTACAATATCCCCAAGCGCACAATGTGACGATGATGTAGTATCTCCATTGCTAACCCCTACAGTTGAAAAAAGTAAAACGGCAAATTCAGTTTCTTTATTGATTTCATTCACTACTTCAAACAATTCTCCATTCTTTTCAGCCAATAAATCTCTTAATTCTTCCTGCATCATGTCTTTATAATTTTTAGTCATAGTTGACTTCCTCCGTTTTTCGTTTTATATTGAAAATGAATTAATTTTGTTAATCGTTTGTCACTGTTACTTGTTGGCGCAAGTAGCAGTTTTTTCATTCTTCATAAAAGTATTCCTTATAGAATATGAATGTTGCGATACTTGCGAATCCTGCGATTGACCATGCTGTAGTGAAGTACAGCAATGGCATAAGCACAATTGCTAAGACTGTGAAGCATAGTACTGCTACTAGGTAGCTTTTATAAATGTTACTCATTTTCTTTTTTCTCCTCTTTGGTTGTTTCATCGTTTATCAAACCTTGCATTTCCATTAATTTTTGAGGTATACCAGCTTTTAACTGGATTTCGTATAACATTTGTTGAATGTGTGGTGGCACTTCTACCATTCCTTTCGTGTATAATTTAGTTATCTCCTAGTGAAAGGAGGTGATAAGTATGGAATTTAATGATTTTCAAAATTTCTTTGGTGAACTTAGTAATCAAGCCGAAAAAGAATTCGGTGGTGACAGTGACTTTTTTAGAGATAGAATAAATAAGTTGAAAGAAGATGCTCCTGAAAACGTATCTTACGAAATTATTTATTCAATAGCTTTATACGAAAGCTTAAAAGCTCAACAAGATATGAAAATTTTGAATACAGTTAAATATCTTTTAGATCGTGACTAGCAATATCCAACAATGATTTGCTCTGAGCATTATTAATTTTTGGATAATCAAAATTTCTAAGTTTAAATCTTGTGTTTTTCTCAATCTTTACAACCTTCCACGTCACAACTGCCATTGTGATGAGGAGGGTTGTTTTGTATAGTGTGTTCATTGATAATTCCTCCTATTAAGATTTTTATTTTTCTCCTAAAAACTTATTAACAAAGTATTGTTGTCCTTTGCCTGTTACTTTTGGCGTCTTACTAATTGATGTGTGACCGTCCGAATGTGTGATTGATGTTTCTTTAATTTCGAATAACTCACGTTCCATTGAATACTGTGTAGGCATGTTATAATCCACACCCTTGCGTTTAATAAGGAATCCGTTTTGACGTAACCACTCAAACAATCTGCGTTGCCCGATGTTTATACCGTTTTGTTTAATGATCTTTGCTAACTCTCCAACTAAAATTGATGTCTTAGTAGTAGCTACTGCATCTGCAAATACAATTTTTGGTTTATCACGTTCAATCTTTGTTTCTAATTGATTGATTGTGTTGTTAGCAATTTTTAAAGCACGTTGCATAATCATTTCTGGACTGTTCCATGCTTTCTCTACTTGGATGAAATACTCTCTAAAATCAAAACCTTTTTCTGTACCTGACATCATCGCAACATGTTTAGCTACATCAAGTGTTAAAGCATAATCTTCTAGTTGTCTTACAGCTCCGTTATTAACAACCGTACTTGTAAGTACACTTGTAAAATCCCTATTTTCTTTGAAATGCTTCAAGTTAATTTCTGCCCAAGCGCTAAAACGCTTTTTAACTTCCAAAGCTTTATATAACTCTCTTGCACTTATTGCGATTTCTCCATTTTCTTTTTCTTGTATGTTGAACATTTCGCCGATGTTCGATTTTGTTTTTAATGCTTGCATATTGTTTATGCTCCTTTCGTGTATAATGTTGTTATCAACCTAAGGAGGTGATAAGTATGAAACTTCTAGTTACTTTAAAGGATGGTTCAAAAAAACATGTTTCGGATTTAAAGAAAATTGTTTTTCCAGGATATGAAGGAATTGAAACTGTTACAAAAGAGGAAATCGAAACATTTTTTCTAGACCCTACTAAAACTTATGTGTTTGTTGGATCTCAAACTCTAAGTGTGGAGGCAGGGCAAATCCTTACCGTTGAATTTAGCTAACCTTTTTCAACAACTCTGCAACTGCTCGCAACAGTTCAGGGTTGTTGTTTCTTTCTAAACAGTAACTAGCATGCTTGAGTAATTTGAGTTTTAATTTATTTTTTTCTTTCGCAATTCTAAATTTTTGTAACATTTGTTGTTCCTCCTTTATTCGAAATCATCGATAGTTAATTCTGAAACTCTCTTTTCATAGATGTATAAATAATAGTTTTTGATTTCTCGATAAACTTTTGCTGCTAGGTTGTATTCACTTTCACTCAAGTCTGAATTAAGTGTCACTCCAAAAATTGATAATGTTAATTTTCTAATATGGTCATGAACATCTTGTACATAAGCTTTTTGATGAATTGATTCGAAGCCATGCTGATACTTTTTTAGCGGAATCGGATGATTGAGCTTCCTCAATCTTCCTAGCGACAAATCTTTTGCGAAATTGAGTTTTTTATTGATTTCTTCTAAATCGTCATTATTGATTCTTACTTTACTGAAAATTGCACCTGAACTGATTGGTTTCTCGCCTTTTATAGCATTTCTAACTTCTTTCGCTATAATTTCTTTCAACTCTTCTTTGGTTAACGTGATTTGTTCCATGATGTCCTCCACTTTCTAGTTCATCAAACGTGAACTTTTTCTTTAAAAAAATATAAATGTATTTTTTCTACCGGTATACCTAGCAATTGTATAGCTTTCCATATTTCGCTATCTTTCCACCCAACTTTTCCGTTGAGTTTTAAGGATAAGCTTCTCTCGGACAACTTCATAGCAATAGCGAAATTGTACTGAGTGCCATACTTTTCAACTATCTTACCACTCAAACGCGAGTAGTCGTAACACATAAAAAACACCTCCTTTGAAGTTCATGTATCGTGAACTTAACTATACTTTACACCTTGTTTTGAATTAAGTCAACACAAAAATTCATGTTTTATGAACTTTTTTATTGAATTTTTGTTCAACAAGGTTTATTATAAAGTTATCAAACGGAGGTGCACTAAATGAGAGAAAAAGTTTCAAACAGACTAAAACACATCATGAAAATAAGAAATTTAAAACAAGTAGATATCATTAATAAATCGAAACCTTATCAAAAGCAACTAGGTATATCTTTAAGTAAAAGTACTTTGTCTCAATATATTAACGATGTACAATCTCCTGACCAAGATAGAATTTACCTACTTTCTAAAACTTTAAATGTCGGTGAAGCGTGGCTTATGGGATATGATGTAAATTCTTATCGCGTACCCGATGAAGAACGCCAAGAGGAAACTGTGATGTCAAAAATTAATAACATATCATCTCAGCTCACGCCTCCAAGACAAAGCAATGTACTCAACTACGCGAATAGTCAGTTAGATGAACAAAATAAAGTCACTTCTATAGATGAATATAAAGAATCTAAGTTAGTGTCGTATATTGCGTGTGGCGCAACTGGTGCTGGTATCGGAGAAGAATTGTACGATGATATATTACACGAAGAAGTATTTTTCAAAGAAGATGAAGCGCCATCAAATGCTGATTTTTGCATTTTAATTAACGGTGATTCAATGGAACCTATGTTAAAACAAGGAACATACGCTTTTATTAAGAAAGAAGATTCTATTAAAGATGGTACAATTGCACTCGTTGTATTAGATGGAGTAAGTCTTATCAAGCGTGTAGATATATGCGAAGACTATATTAATTTGGTATCTCTAAATCCGAAGTATGATGATATCAAAGTCGCTTCGTTTAGTAATATTAAAGTAATGGGCAAAGTTGTATTGTGATTAATAACGCCTATGTGGCGCGAGGAGGATGAGGGATGGAAGAGAACGCACCTTTAGAAACAGCAGTTAATAATTTTAAAAAGATTCAAAATAGCGAGATTTACAAATTTAAATATATGAATTCATGGTGTCTTGAATATTCAGAGTTTTTATTGGATGAAGTTAGATTGTTAAAAGAAAACAAAAGTTACACCAGATATAAAAAAGGCACTATAATTTATGTAAAGTTAGGTGTTAATGTTGGCAGAGAGTTTTCTGGAAACCATTTTTGTATGGTACTTAATAATCACGATTCAAATAAAAATCCAATATTAACGGTAGTTCCACTTACATCTTCCAGAAGTAAATTCAATGTGCATATCGAAGAAGATTTGTTACCTTTAGTATTGGAAAAAATGGACGTAACGGGTAAGGATTTAGCTAAAAAAATCATGAACAATCTTGAAAAGGTGTCAAAAGCAGAAAACCCATACGATCAAAAATTACTTGATGAAAACAAATCGCTGAATGACGACTTCAAAAAATATTCGAAGGTTCGCAAAAGATATGAGCGATTCAAGTATAAAAAGACCTATGCTAACGTTTTAAATATCACTACAATCAGCAAGGATAGAATATCGAAAATTAATAGGTATGACCCTGCCGGAGAAATATCATATTCAAAAGAAACAGTAGATAAAATTGAAAATAGTATAAAAATTAGATTTCTTAGTTAAATCGCTTGAACTACACTCTCTTTGATGGTATATTACATATATACAAAACAAGCCGCTGAAATATTTGCGGCAAGCTTCAAATTAGACAAGTCGCTGAAATATTTGCGACATGAGAGGGTGCATCTGCGCTCTCTCTTTTTTATACAATTTTCACGGGTAGCACGCCTACCCTTATTATTTTTTGCCAATTTTGAGGAGGGAGCACATGAAAGTAGCAATTTATACTAGAGTGAGTACACTTGAACAAAAAGAAAAAGGACACTCTATCGAAGAACAAGAAAGAAAATTAAGAGCTTACAGCGACATAAACGACTGGAAAATTCATAAAGTATATACTGACGCTGGATACTCCGGAGCTAAAAAAGACAGACCCGCTTTACAAGAAATGTTGAATGAAATAGATAATTTTGATTTGGTTTTAGTCTATAAACTAGATCGATTAACTCGAAGTGTTAAAGACTTACTAGAGATACTAGAATTGTTTGAGAATAAAAACGTGTTGTTTAGGAGCGCAACAGAAGTATATGACACAACTTCTGCTATGGGACGTTTGTTCGTAACATTAGTAGGTGCTATGGCAGAGTGGGAGCGTACTACAATTCAAGAGCGTACTGCAATGGGTCGACGCGCATCAGCTAGAAAAGGGTTAGCTAAAACTGTCCCTCCTTTCTATTACGACAGAGTAAACGATAAATTTGTGCCTAATGAATATAAAAAAGTATTACGATTTGCAGTAGAAGAAGCGAAAAAAGGTACTAGTTTAAGAGAAATAACTATAAAATTGAACAACTCTAAATACAAAGCACCCTTAGGTAAAAACTGGCACAGATCAGTTATAGGCAATGCTCTAACGAGTCCGGTAGCTAGAGGTCATCTTGTTTTCGGTGACATATTCGTCGAAAACACCCACGAAGCTATTATAAGTGAAGAAGAATACGAAGAAATAAAATTAAGGATAAGTGAAAAAACTAACTCTACAATCGTAAAACATAACGCTATTTTCAGAAGTAAACTATTATGTCCAAACTGTAACCAGAAATTGACTTTAAACACAGTCAAGCATACGCCTAAAAATAAAGAAGTTTGGTATTCTAAACTATACTTTTGTTCTAACTGCAAAAATACTAAAAATAAAAATGCATGTAACATCGACGAAGGCGAGGTTTTAAAACAATTTTACAATTATCTAAAACAATTTGATTTAACATCATATAAAATCGAAAACCAACCTAAAGAAATAGAAGATGTCGGCATCGATATTGAAAAGTTGCGAAAAGAACGCGCTAGATGTCAAACACTTTTTATAGAAGGTATGATGGATAAGGATGAAGCTTTTCCAATAATAAGTCGTATTGACAAAGAAATACATGAGTATGAAAAGCGCAAGGATAATGATAAGGGTAAGACTTTTAACTATGAGAAGATTAAAAATTTCAAGTATTCATTGCTAAACGGCTGGGAATTAATGGAAGATGAGTTAAAAACTGAATTCATAAAGATGGCAATCAAAAACATTCATTTTGAATATGTAAAAGGAATTAAAGGGAAGCGCCAGAACTCATTGAAGATTACGGGTATAGAGTTTTATTAA